GGTAACCGTAGCTATCTGGTAGTGAGAGCGCTGGAGCAATTCCAGAACGCTGTCATTGACAAGGAACTAACACACAGTGGCTTAGCACTTTCTAGGCATGTGTTGAACTCTCGCCGCCGTTTGGGCCGCTCTGGAGTTAGCATTGCCAAGGAACACCCTGAGTCACCTAACAAGATTGATGCCGCTGTTGCGGCTGTGCTGGCCTACCAGGCTAGACTCCAGGCCCTCTCAAAGGGAGAGGCCACCAAGACAACATTTGTGCCTCGCCGTATTAGATAGGAATTTGAAATGGCTACTCAGCTAAACAGCTCTCAACAGGGGATGCTAAAGTATCTCGCTAAAGAGCAAGCTCACTTCAATCTGCTAGAGCGTTATTATGACGGTGATGCACCACTCCCAGAGGGACCTGATGCACAGTCAAGGGCCTACAGGCGCTTCCAGCGCAAAGCCCGTTTGAACCTGGCACAGCTCTCTGTGGCCGCAGTCCGTGAGCGCATGAGGATTGGTGGCTTTCGCACTGGAGCCGCAGATGATGAAAATGGAGATGATGTTGCCCGCCGTCTGTGGAAAGCAAACAATCTAGATGTTTACAGCGCTGACCTCCACACTTACTTTCTAAAGTTCGGTGAGGCCTATGCCTTTGTAGGCATGCAACAGGGCCGTGAATACCCGTTGGTGACCATTGAGGACCCACGCCAGGTTCACGCCATCACCAGCCCAGAGGACCCAAGCCAGGTGCTGGCCGCTGTCAAGGTATTCTCAGAGGGTGGTTATCACCACGCTTATTTCTATTACGCTGATGAGATTTTGATTTTCAGAAAGTCCTCAGACTCAAGCCCCTATGACACAGACAACTGGATGTTTGATGAGGAAGCCTCAGCACCTAATCCACTAGGTGAAGTGCCTGTGGTCAAGTTCAGCAACGCTGATGGCAAGGGTGAGTTTGAGCCTTACCTAGACATCATTGACAGAATCAACCACATGATTCTCCAGCGCCTAATCATTGCCACCACCGCCGCTTTCAAGCAAAAGTGGGTCAAGGGTGATTTCCCAACACAGGACCCAGACGGCAATGAGATTGACTACAACGGTCTGTTTGAAGCTGGCCCTGGTGCAATGTGGATTCTGCCACCAGATGCAGAACTGGGTGAGCTAGACCAGTCATCAATGCAGGACATCATCAACGCTGTCCGTGCTGACATCCAAGACTTTGCGGCAGTAACCCGCACACCTATGCACTACCTATCTCCAGATGGAGCGAACCAGAGCGCTGAGGGTGCATCCCTAAGCCGTGAGGGTCTAGTGTTCAAGACTGAGGACCGAATTGCCAGGGCAACCGTTGGTTGGTCCAAGGTGATGTCACTGATGTTCAAGTGGATGGGTGACCCTGAGCGGGCTAACCTATTGGACCTAGAGCCACTGTGGAAGCCAGCTGAGCGCTACAGCCTCTCTGAGAGAGCAGATGCCAACACCAAGTTCCAAGACCTACCATTCAACAGCCGCATGAAGTTGGTTGGACAATTCAGCCCAGCTGAGATTGCAGAGATGGAAGTTGAGAGAGCTGGAGAACAGTTGCTCACAGATGCCCTACTTGGAACAACCGCTGGTGAGCCCACACAGGCCGCACCAGTTGAGCAGGTCAGCTTGAAAGAACGGGCTGAGGCTCTGGGTGCGTTTATCCGTGCAGGTGTTGTCCCACAGGATGCTTCAAGGCTGGTTGGCCTAGAGGATGGCATTGAGTTCATTGATGCTCTACCAGTAACCCTAAAGCCAAATACTTTGCTCGCCGCTGAGACGGATGCGACACAGGCCAAGGCCTAAGCATGGCAACACAGCGTGAGTTACTTGATGCCTATAACAGGCTGAGCTCTCGCATTATCCGTGGCACAGGCCAGAGACTTGCTGGAGCATTTAGCAATCTGGGCTCATGGCGTGATGCTGACTTTGAAAGATTCTTTGGGTTAGCTACCACCACGCTGACTGGGGCATCCATGCAAGCGGCTAAATTGCAGGTTGCTTTCTATCAGCAAATGGCACAGCTGGCTGGTGAGGACTTTATTGCCCCACAGATAAAGCCATCAGACTTCACTACTGAGGCCCTCAGAAACGGCGCTCAATCAGTTGAGGTTTACAGGCGGCCATTTGTGAATCTCTACACGGCGCTGTCAGAGGGCAAGCCTATGACTGAGGCAATCCAGATGGGTGCCAACAGGATTAGTTCTATTGCATCCACTGATGTCCAGCTTGCCAGGCGTAACGCTGGCTTTGGCTCAAGGTCTAGGAATGACAGGATTGTGGGCTATGCCCGCACACTGACTGGCGCTGAGAACTGTGGCCTTTGCTATGTAGCCAGCACACAGCGTTATACCCGTGGAGAGCTTATGCCAATCCACCCTGGATGTGACTGTGGCGAAATGCCTATTTGGGGAACTCAGGACCCAGGGCAAGTCATTGATGAGGTCAGACTCAACGCAACCCATGAGGCAGTAGAGAACCGCTTTGGATTCTCTGACCCAGGCGCTAGAGCAATTGACTACCGTGACATTGCAATCAGGGAGCATGGCGAACTTGGACCATTGCTCACCGTGGCAGACCAGAACTTCACTGGTCCTAGCCAACTTTAGATTTCAGCACACCGCTGATTAGCTCGCAATGAGCGCAACACCCTATCCGAAATGGAGAGATAAACATGGCTGACATTGAAACAGACCAGACAGAAACAACTGATGCACCAGAGGATGTGGTTGAGGCTACAGAATCAGATGCACCAGATGTGTCCGAAATGGACACGCTAAAGGCTGAGGTTGACAAATGGAAGTCTCTGAGCCGCAAAAATGAACAGCAAGCAAAAGCAAACATAGCCGCCGCAAAAGAGCTAGAGACCATCAGGCAGTCACAGTTGACCGAAACTGAGAAGCTGATTGAGCAGACCAAAACGGAAACCGCTCTCAGTGTTCGCAGGGAGTTCGCTAACAAACTGGTTGATGCAGAGCTCAAGTCAGCTCTCCAGGGCAAGCTAATGGATGCAGATTCATTGCTTTCATTTGAGAAGTCATCATTTATTTTGGATGATGGAAACATAGACTCAGAGGCTATACAGTCATGGGTTGAAGCGCACAGCAAGACTACGGAAACCCCAGCACCCGATTTGGGGCAGGGAGCCCGTGGAAAGAATCCAAGCAAGTCTCAGATTAGAAATAGAGATGAGCTCAAAAACATGTCCCCCGCAGAGATTCTGTCAGCCCGCAATGAGGGCCGCCTAGATACTCTGATGGGCAAACTATAAGAAAGTAGAAACAAATGGCAATTGACAATTTCATCCCAGAAATCTGGGCGGCTGGAGTAACCCAGTCATTTATCGCTAACCAGGTTGTTATCCCAACCCTAAACACTCAGTATGCTGGTGAGGCAACCCGTGGCAACACGGTGCACATCATCAACGCAACCACCCCAACCATTGTGGACTATGCAGCCGCTGGCCGCTCAATCACCGCAGAGGCTTTGGCTGACACTGAGGTGAGCTTGCTCATCAACCAGGAAAAAGCTTTCTCTGTAAATGTTGATGATGTTGATGCAGTTCAGGCTGCTGGTTCATTCAACGCTTGGACTGATGCAGCTGGCCGTGCACTAGCAGAAGATGCTGAGACTTATGTCCTAGCTCAGATGCTTGCTGGCGCAACTGACGGCAACACTGGTTCAGTAGTGGTTGACACCGCAGATGAGGCTAAGACCGCATTGCGACAGATTCGCACCCAGCTAACCGCCAACAAGGTTCCATCTGCTAACCGTTTCGCAGTAGTCACCCCTGACTTTGCAGACCTACTATTGCAGGGCCTATCAGATGTTGCAGCGGCTGGCTCAGCTGAGTCACTACGCAACGGACAGGTTACAACTCTGTTCGGCATGAACATCATTGAATCCCCACTATTGGGCTCAGATGTTTCAGCTGTTGGTTACCACCAGGACATGGTTGCATTTGTCAACCAGATTGACTCACTAGAGTCCCTACGCAACCCAACCAAGTTTGCTGACATTGTGCGTGGACTAAATGTCTACGGTGCAAAGGTTGTCAAGGCTGATGCTGTAATCAAGTATGTCTCTGCCTAAATAAGGCTAACCGCTGGGGGGCTGGCTAACGCTGGCCCCTCAGCCACACACACCCAAGTTTTCAAAGAGAGGTCCTGATGGCACTGGCCACAATTGCAGATGTTGAAGCCCGTTTGGGGCGCAGTCTGACTGTCGCAGAAACTAGCAAAGCAAACGCCTATTTGGCAGATGCCTCAGCCCTGTTCATTCAGAGAGCTGTGCAAAAGTTTGAAGTTGGTGAGAGCACTGTTCGCCTATTCCCCAAGGATGGGATTATCAGGCTAGTGCAGAGACCAGTCATTGAAGTCATTGAGGTCAAGGACCTAGATGGCAATGCAATTGACTACACCTTTGACGGCCACCAGAGTCTCTATGACCTAGGTGACTTTAGAGGCGTGACCGTAAACTATGAGCATGGCTCAGCCACCATCCCACAGGATGTTGT